GTATCTACTTAGGAGATGACGGTGACGTAGGGTATCTTGTACCTGACTCGACTGCCCTTAATGCTGACTTCCAAATCCAGAACTTAGAAGCTAAGATGGAGATGATGGCTGGTGCTCCTCGTGAGGCTATGGGTATCCGTAGTGCTGGTGAGAAGACAGCCTTTGAAGTCAATCAGCTTATGACAGCTGCTGGTCGTATCTTCCAACACAAGACAGCACACTTTGAACGTGTGTTCCTTGAGCCAATCTTAAATGCTATGCTTGAAGTATCTCGTCGTAACATGGACTACGAGGATACAGCCAAGGTTCTAAACGAGGACACAGGCCTGTACTTCTTTACACAGATTACCCGTGAAGATATAAACTCTAACGGTAAGATCATACCAATGGGTGCTCGTCACTTTGCTGAACGTGCTCAACGTGTACAGAACCTTACGACTATGTACCAGATCAAAGCGTCTGATCCTACTATTGGTTCACACCTGTCAGGTAAAGAGTTTGCTCGTTTGTTAGCAGATGAACTAGGTGAACCAGCATTGTTCCGTGAGAACATAGCAGTAACTGAACAGCTTGAGACACAGAAGGTTGTCACAGAGGCTCAGATCGAGTTTGAAGCAGAGCAAGAAGAGAAAGCTGAACAAGGTATGCAGGAACTACAACCTGCTCCTGAGCAAGTCTCTGAGGAGCCTATTGCATGAAGGCAGCTTGGTTCAGGAACTGTAAGACAAAGAAAGATAAAGAAGCGGTAGCACAAAAAGTGATGGCTCAACGTGAGAGCCTAGACCGTCTCAAAGAAATCCTAGAGCCTATGCTAAAGGATACTACCCCTGCCGCAGACTATGACTCACCTTCGTGGGCATACAAGCAAGCAGATCGCAATGGGTTCAATAGAGCAGTGACCACTGTGCTAGACCTTATTAACTTAGACAAGGATTAACAATGAGTGTATTTTCTGAGGAGCAGGTGACCCCTGTATCACAGAGTGAACAAGTATCATCTTTTGAGGAGCCAACCAGCCCTTCAGTCTTAGGTGACCTTGTGGGAGAAGGACGTAAGTTCAACGATGTAGAAGCTTTAGCAAAAGGAAAAGTGGAAGCAGATAGATTTATCGAACAGATGAAACAAGAAAATTCTGCTTTAAAAGCTGACCTAGAAAAGCAATCCTACAAACTTGGAGTTACTAATAAGATGGAAGAAATGGCCTCGGCATCCCCAACCGAACTTCTTGACCCCAACAATAATAATGGTGGCACGTCGAATACAGCTAATACCCAGCCTATGTCGAGTGAAGCAAACATTGAGAGCCTAGTTGAACAGACCCTGAAGAAACGAGAGTTAGAAAATGCTGCTAAAAGCAACATAGCTGTCGTTGAAGCGGAACTTGAAAAAGCCTACGGAACAGAAGCATCATCTGCTGTACAACAGAAAGCATCTGAACTAGGGCTACCCCTAAGTGAACTACAAAGTATGGCTGCTAAGTCACCATCTGCATTTATGCAGTTGATGGGTCAGGCAGCACCTCAGTTTTCACCAATGGTTCAAGGGAGCATTCGTACTGAAGGTTCTACAATGCAAGCATCCTCTGAGAAGGACTTTGGTTACTACCAGAAACTTCGCAGGGAAAACTCTTCACTATACTATAAACCGTCTACCCAACGTGCGATGATGGCTGATGCTGATCGCTTGGGTGACAAATTTTATTAATAAAGGAATACGAAAATGGCTGGTAATACAGTAGCAACACTAGCACTTGCTAAACGGGCGGAAGTCTGGAGTGCAGAACTTAAAGAAATCTTGCGTGACGAACTGCAAGGTATGAAATACGTCAACTGGTTGAGTGATTTCCCTGACGGAGATACATTCAAAATCCCATCACTTGGCGATGCAACCATTGCTGACTATGCTGAAGATACAGCAGTGTCCTATACACCGATTGACGATGCACAGTTTACATTTACAATTACTGACTACCTACAGTCCAGTAACTACATCACTAACAAAGCGATGCAGGATGTTTACTACGCCAATCAAATCATGTCTCAGTTTGTACCTCTGCAAGAACGTGCCTTGATGGAACGTCTCGAAACAGACATCATGAAGTTGGCTCAAACTGGTCAAACAGCTGCTAACCCTAACGACATTAACGGTGTTGCTCACCGTATGATTGGTTCGGGTACTGGTGGTGTGATTGGAGTTGCAGACTTTGCAAAAGCTCTTCGTGCATTGAAGACTGGTAAAGTACCGCAGCGTAACCTTGTGGCTATTGTTGATCCATCTGTTGAATTTGAGATGAATACCCTCGCAGCTTTGACAACTGTAGCTAACAACCCACGTTGGGAAGGTATCGTAAATACTGGTATCGCTTCTGGTATGTCTTTTGTAGCTAACATCTATGGTTTCGATGTATACACATCTAACTACCTTGCTACAAAGGCTTCAGAAACTATCAGTGGTGCGGCTGCGCCATCTAACGCAATCAACAACTTGTTCTTCTCAGCTGACCAAGCTGTGTCGCCTTTTGTTGGTGCATGGCGTCAGATGCCAAACGTGGACACTGAGTACAACAAAGACTATCAGCGTACAGAGTTCGTTACTACTGCACGTTATGGTATGAAATTGTACCGTCCAGAGAACATGGTTTCTGTTCTTACAAAGCCAATGGTTTAAACTTAAATACAACGGGAGGGGAGAAATCTCCTCCTGTTACTCTTTTATACTTGACAACTATTTTACTTCTGTGTATAATAGTCTTAACAAGTCTCCCCCGGTAAGGACTAATTGATATGGCTAACGTAGAACATTCAGTATTAACAGGTAGTGCACTACACGAACCTAAGGGTGTTGCTGCTGCTAGTAGTGGACAGACTTACGTTGCTAATGGTTCTGGCAGTGGTACATGGCAACCTATCCACAGACACTTAGGTGCTTCAACAGCATTTAATAAGTCTTCTCCTTATGCTTATTCTCTTGATACAGACATTGCTGAGAAGTTCCTATCTCCTTCTATCTCCTCTACGCTAACCAGTGGTTTTACAGTAGTCACCTCACCCAACCTACGATTTAAGTATGACGAGACTACAGGCCTTACTGGTCTTATCAATGTAACCATGTCGTCTACTCAGACTACAGGGCCAACAAAGAATGTAGAGTGGGCTTTGTTTAAGAACGGTACAGAGATTGTAGGCTCAAGGGCTATCCGTAGCATTGCTACAGGAACTTGGGGTTCTATTAGTGTAACTGGTTTAACTGCCCTTGCACAAAACGATTACATTGAAATTAAAACTAAGGCTGATGCAGACAACGTAGAAGTAAACTACGCAAACATCTATGTCTCAATTATTGGAATGAGTGCATAACATGAAAATGACTCTCCTCGAAATGGTTCAGAACATCTTGTCCGATATGGATTCGGAGGAGATCAACAGTATTTCTGATTCAAACGAAGCTGCTCAGATTGCTAGTGTTATTGAGAATACTTACTTTGGTTTGATATCCGCACGGGCTATCCCTGAGCATTCACAAACTATTAAGCTTACATCCTTTTCTAGCTCCGTTAGACCTACCCACTTTTCTTTCCCTAGCCGTGTAAAGAACATTGAGTTCTTAGACTACAACGTAACAGAGGTAGTTGGTGGTGTACAATACAAACGTCTTACCTACCTAAGCCCAGACGACTTCTTTAGTGTGTCAGACAGTAGAGACAGCACTGCATCAAACGTAATACAAGTTGAGGATGTACAAGCAGACAGTATCTTACTTATACGTAACGATGTGATGCCAGCTTACTACACATCCTTTGATGATGAAAATGTAGTGTTAGATTCCTACATGTCCTCAGTAGACTCTACCCTTACTTCTGCTAAGACACGTTCATACGGCGTTAGGTTCCCAACATTTGATGCCTTCTCAGATACTTTTATCCCTGACATTGACGATGTAATGTTTCCGTATCTTCTAGCTGAGGCTAAGTCAACAGCCTTGTCTCTGTTTAAGTCAGGTGCTGACCCTAAGATTGAACAGTTAGCCAGACGCCAAAAGGTGTACGTACAAAACGATCTACACCGACTAAATGTAGGAAGGCCTAAGAACAACTATGGTAGACGTTAATCTAACAACAAGTGAAGATGGACAAGAGATAAAAGTAGAAAGTAATAAGACTGAAAAAGCTCTTATCGTTTATAAGCCTCAAGATGGTTTTAAATTTTACTCAGTAAGGTACGAGAGTGGAGCACAGGTTCCAGAAGAACTGAACGGACGGTGGACAGGTAGTGCCTCAGCATTGAAAGCAGTTATAGCACACCTAGAGTTAAAGAAACCAACACCCCGTAAAGCAGTCAATGACAGGTACAAGGCTCGTGAGGCCAAGAAGGAAAATCTAAATGCCACAGAGCCTGATCCAGAGAACGGTTAATACTTTTGTTAAAGGCCTCATAACTGAGGCTTCTGAACTTACGTTCCCTGAGAGTGCTTCCGTAGATGAACTTAACTGTTCACTAGAACGGGATGGTACTCGTCGTAGGCGTCAAGCTTTAACATACGAAGATAACTATGTACTCTCAGATGTTGTTGTTCCTCAGGGTGCTTTAGTTCAGACACTAGACTGGTACAATGTTGCTGGTCAACCTAACCTAGAGTTTCTAGTAGTTCAAGTAAACAACACACTTTACTTCTACGAGAAGTCAGCTGATCCCTTGTCAGCTAACAAGTATGCAGACACTGTTAATCTTGACAACTTTTCTGCATCTAACAATCTCTCCCCCTCAGATGAACGTATCCAAGTAACCTCTTTGAATGGTACATTGATCGTTGCTTCACCAGCGATTAATACTTTCTATGTCTCGTTTGATACATCTGCACAAACATTCTCAGAGTCAGTAATCAGTTTTAAAGAGAGAGACTTTGAGTGGCAGGGTACAGACAACGAAGTAACAAATGAATACTTTTCTAATGATAGCAGCCCTTCTTCTGCACGTACCTACGATGCTAAGAACGTAGGTTGGGGTCAAGGTGGTGGCCCGTCTACTTACACCTACGCTTTAACCCATGCGTGGTACGCAGGTAAGGATGCTAACGGTGTCTTTAGTGCTACAGACTGGGAAGAGATTTATTCTGGTTCATCTCTTGCAGCTAATGGTCACTTTGTTGTCAATGTATTTAGTAAGAGCCGATCTGGTTTAACAACAGAAGTTGAGACAGCTAG